TGTTTGTATCCCCGCAAAACAACCAGCCGAGCATCCTACCGTATTTACCGTCCTTCTCCGTCTTAACTCGTAACCCTGAAGCCATACCATCCGTAAGCCTACGCTCAAGAAAATCTTTTGCTTCTAGACCCATAGCTTTTTCTTCGAGATCTCTAGTACGAGACTCAGGAGTATCTATCCCTGCTAACCGAACTCTTTCTTTTTTAGTTAAGTCAAAGCCAAGGTCAATTAAGATATCAATGGTATCTCCATCAACTACTTTAACTATTTTTTTAATCGCATACTCATACATTATTTAATCATCCTTGTTTTTCATAAGAACTTTCTTTTATTTTTGTGTAGGCGTTGGCCCCTAAAAAGGTGGCAATAATACCCATGTTAGCAATTACCCATGTTGACCCGATTGGTTGTAAAACAGTAATTCTTTCTACAGAAATTAAAGGAGTCAGCATTAACGTTATAAAGGCTGTTACAGAAAACAAACTAAACAAGATCATAAATCGAGACTGATCTTCTTTACGGTTGGCGTTATCAATCTTTATAAACCGCTCGTGAGTATCAAGCTCCTCCCTTGTCACAATTCCATCTCCGTCCAAATCAGCGGCATTAAGAGGATTGTCTTTGCTTAGTCGTTTCATTTTACTATCATCCAACTGGGGTGCGGTAGAGTCATTGAATCTAAATATGAAAGCAATAGTAACACAACAGTATAAAAAATCAACTGACTAGGGTTTAAACTCAATTGCTGCCCACAGAAGAAGTGCTCCCCCGCCTACTGTTATTAGGGCACCAAAGAGCATTCCAAGAGCATTTACTATCTGGTTCTTTTTTTTCAACGCACGGTAACGACCTTCCCGTTCTTCTTTCATAACCGATACACGGATAGCTTGTAACTCATTCCAACCTTTAAAACCACGGGCTGTAATAATTATGTCACGCAACTGTGCCTCAAAATCCCTTGCCTTAACTGCCGAAATATATGTGGTTAAAGCTCTTTCGCTTGCTGACCCTTTTCCTCGAGTAGCACTGGCATGAGTATTCTTCGCATCATCGATAGCTCCCCAGAGTTTACCGAGGTCTTTACCCATAGAATGTAAATCTTTTCCCGTCTTTATAGCGGTTCTAACCGCTGCAAAACTTACAGTCATAACAGTAATCGGATCCATTGTTCTAACCTTTCACTACAAGACTTAACAATAGTACTATAGTTGTTCCTGCTGATCCAATTAAAACCATCTCAAGACGTTTGACACGACTGATTATTTCGAGCCATCTTTCCTCGCTAACAGCTTTGTAAGTGTCAAGCTCCGCTTTTACCTCTAAAATTTTCAATTTCTTTTAAAACCTTTTCGAATTAAACCCCATATAAGATCCAACAATTCCTGCACCAGAAAGATAAAACAAGTTTGAAATGTCTGACAAAGCATTTACCCTTTCAACCGATACAAAAAACATCGATGCCGTAAAAATTCCCATAGACATTAGTGTATATCTCGCCATTCTGAGTTGTGCGAGTTGTCGTCTCGAAGCTGCGTCATCTTCTTTTGCCTTCTCTTTGTCTTCCATGGTTAACTTTTTATTCGTTCCCTCTGGACGTCAATTCGTTCTCGATTAACTGTGTTACGATTATCGGCTATTTCCTCTTGGCTTTCTATTCTAGCAGCGTCTGTAGCTGCACGTTGCTGTAGCCTTTGTAGATCTATCAACATTTCACCTTGATCGTCTTCCTTCTTGCGTTGTAGATCTTGTTCTTTAAGTGCAAGCTCTTTCATACGGATCTGAACAAGCGGATCTTCCATTGGGCTGTTAGACTCGGGGACCATCTGAGGCATTATCTCATCCATCACCTTCTCCATCTGTACAGCCATAAGAAGTTCCATCTGTGCTGGATCTTGCATGTCCTGTTGAACCTGTTGGATCTGTTGTTGTGCAGACGCTGGATCTACCTTTCCGTCTTGAACCCCTTGTTGAACTTGTTGCATGATACCCGTTATTTCTTCATTAACCATCTTACGGGCTTTCTGCGAAATATGTTCCATAATGTGAGCATATAGCGTCCCCATCACAGAAGCCGAAGTTGCAACAAGAGGAGTTTTCATGAACATCAAGTGCATTCTAATATGTGCATCTTGGTTCTGATCAGGAAAAGTAGTGAGCATCTCTCCCATAAGAGCTCGAGCATTTTCAATAGCAGGATCTACAGGCTGTGGCTCAACGGGAGGTGGAAGTATCTCATCGATGTTCTGTACTTCCAACGCTTGATACATCCTTCTATACGCAGCCGTTAAGTTATGTAGGTCCGGATTAGATTGAGCAAGCTGAAGTTGAGTTTGTGCCAACGTAACTCTTTGCGCCATAGAGAAAATGTTCGGATCGCTTACAGGGATAACATCAACTCGACCGTCAAAGTCCTCTGCCTTTACGCTACGCTCTGCCCCCGCTACCTCGTAAGGATATTCTGGTGGTAAGTTCTCACTAAATATTCTGGCAAGAATACGAAACTCTGTTTTCTGTGAGTAATGCAATCTCTTATGGATTGCAGACATAACTTTCATGCCTCGTTCCAACATAGCCACTGTGGTTCCCACAGGAGCAGCAGAGTTGGTATCTCCCGTTTGTTGGTCAGCGAGAGACACAAAACGTCTACCGCCGTCCACAAGGGCTCCTAGAAGCTGCGACAGCGTTGCCGAAGGTTCTTTGTATGGGAGCGGAATAATCGCATCCCGTATGTTCCCCCCTGGAGCATCTATGTCCCGCCACTCACCCGGTTGCAACGGCTCGTCATCATTACGAACCCTCACTCCCCTTGCCTTGAACCCCGCTGGAAGATTCGCGAGAGTTCCTGCATCGATCAATTGTCGGAGGATACTCGTCGCTGCACGGCCCAAGCCACCAATCATATGAATTAAACCAAATCCGTAAAATCCTAGACCCGGTAAAAAACGATAATGAACAAAATACTGTATCTTTCTTGCTAGCCCAGATCCTTCTGTAAAGTTACGTCTAATAGAAAGAACCTGACTTGATCCCTCGTCCAACGTCACAATATAAGGAAGAGCTATTCCAGACGGTTCCCCCTCTGGAGACATATCCTCAAATCCTTCTATGTCTAAATCAACATGCATCTCCAGAATGGTGAACACATCATCCGTATACGTCTTAGAGGTTCCTTGTATCTCATCGACTTTCTGTCTTACTTCGTTTTCCGCTTCCTCTGCGGAGATCAATTCAACGTCACGATACATCCCTGCAACTTGCATCTTACGAACTTCATTGCCGTCCATCCGTAGAACGTGCGTAACTCGAGAAGCGGTCTGTAGATCTGATGCAGCATAAGACACAACCAAATCTTGGGCAGGAATAAACTTAGATACCGCACGTTGTTTTGCGTCATCGAAGTAAACTTTCTTAAAGGTAGACCCAGACAATGGAAGATAAAAAAGCAACTGATCCATATCAGGATCGAACTCCTCCATGACTTCTGTTAACTGGTAGTTCATGTATTCTTTAACTCTATGCGCCTGTTCTTCTCGGGCTGAGTCTTGTATGCCAAGGACTTGAGTTTGTACAGGACCTCCCGCAGGAAGAAGCTCTTTGTACGCCTGTGCTTGAAACTGCGTAACACTCTCCGCTATGAGCGGGTGCGTAACCCCAGAAGCTCCATTAAACGGTTGGCTCCGTTCTTCATAATTGATACCAAGCTGGTCCAGGCCCCTTGTATAGCCCTGTTCCCATTCTGAGCGAGAGTCTTGATCGTCTTGATAAGACGCTTTAAGTTCTGTCGAAAGTTCTCCAAGATATGCATCTTCTAAATACTCCGATAAATTTGCATTATGTGGGATCTCTATCCCTTGCTCCATAAGAAGTTCTTCCGTAAGAGCAGTTACGATTGCTCCTCCTTCCCCGTCAGAAGTAACCTCTGCTCCTCCACTGAAGTCTGGAAGAATATCTATGGGTATGTCTACTTGTGGTAAGTCTTCTTGAGGACCTCCCTCCATCATTCCCGAATCAACTAAGGATGGTCTAGGTGGTAGTGCCATTAGTAGTACTCCCTCTTTCTTTTAAATATATCTTCGTTCATATCGTCTTCTCCATCAAGAGAAATAAACCCACCTTGCCGAAAACGCATCAAGGCTAACGTCATACTATCACAAAAGTCGTCATGATCGCCATTAGGAAATGATACCACCTCTTCTATGACCTCATCCGCAAACTTCTTGTCTATCGGTGCCCACACTACCCCAGCTTCAAACAATGGTGCAACCATGTGCATTCTGGTCACCTTATCACGCCCTTTGCCTGGTGCAAACCCCAAGGCGGGTATCCCACGCAGTCTTAACTCGTCTATAAGGGGTGTACCCGTAGCTTTTGCCTCCACCAATACCATGTCTGGCTCCCAATATTCGTGCTCGGAGTAGGCAACTTCCTTTAATTCAGGGAAATTCCACCGCCCTCGTCGTGCATCCATCAGGATTATGTGGTCTGGGCCCCCTTCTTCTGGGGTAAACACGCCCCAGGTTGTGATAGCAGAGTAATCCGCAGTTTCTTTCTTGGAAAACGCTGTATCATAGGACTGTAGTATGTATTTTAC